GCCATGCAACCTACGCAAGTCAAGCAAGGATGAGGGCGTTTTTTTAGCACAGACGGCTACCCCCCCTGTCTTTTCTTCCCGTATCTCCCCGATGCAGTCGGAACCGATGCTGGATAGTCCTTTTACAGTCCGACCTAATCCCATTCCATGACGACTAAGCCTAAAAAGACCCAACCGCTACGAGGGGCAACCAAGCCGAGGGTTCATAGCCCACTTCTCAAAGGCAAGACCAGAGCTAATGAAGTAATTGAAATGGTTGAGCGTCTAAAGATGGATAAGCTCATGCCTTATCAGGAGTTCATCCTTAAAGACATGATGATGGTAGATAAAAAAAATAATTATCGGCGCAAGACAAGCCTGCTGCTCATAAGTCGGCAGAATGGTAAGTCTCACCTAGGTAGAGTCAGAGTTATCTGGGGAATGTTCTATGGAGACGAAAAGAAGATAATTATCATGTCTGCCAATAGAGCTACATCTCTTATGCTGTTTCGAGAGATTGCATGGATCATAGAATCAACACCAGAGCTAAAAGCCATGACTAAGGTAATTAGGTATGCCAATGGCGGGGAAAGAATCGAGCTGCTTAATGGAGCCACTCTCGATGTAATCAGCGATAACTCGTCCTCTCCCAGAGGTCGCACTGCTGACTTCTTATGGATTGATGAAATTCGAGAAATCTCAGAAGACGGGTATAAAGCAGCAGTGCCAGTCACTCGCGCCCGCGCTAACGCCCAGACATTTCTGACTAGCAATGCTGGCGATGTATTTAGCAGTGTGCTTAATTCGCTTGTCGAACGCGCCAAAGAGTATCCACCAGAGACATTTGGCTATTATGAGTATTCTGCCCCGCAGTATTGCAAGATAGATATAACTCTAGATTCCTTTTGGCGAGATGCAGTAGTTCCTAGCAATCCTGCTCTGGGGTACATAATTACTAAAGAGTCGATTGAAGAAGCAATCGCTACAGCTGCTACAGAAACGACCAGAACCGAGACGCTTTGCCAATTCGTCGATTCTCTCCAATCACCGTGGCCTTTTGGCATTCTTGAGGATACGAGCGATAACACGCTAGAAATTGCTGTTGGGGCTTATACTATATTTGGTTTCGATGTCAGTCCTTCGAGAAGGAACGCATCTTTAGTCGCTGGACAATTACTTCCAGATGGAAGGATTGGCATTGGAATCATGCAGACTTGGAGTTCTCAGGTTGCAGTAGATGATCTAAAGATTGCAGCTGAGATAAAAGGCTGGTGCGATTTGTTTCACCCGCGTATGGTCTGTTATGACAAGTACGCGACTCAATCCATAGCCGATAGATTAAAGCAGGCTGGAGTTATGACCGAGGATGTCTCAGGCCAGCAGTTCTATCAAGCCTGTGGAGATTTGCTCACTGGATTGGTGACGCATAAGGTCGTTCATAATGGGCAAGCGGAACTTATTCAACAAATGAATAACTGTGCAGCCAAAGTCAATGACTCAGCTTGGCGTATCGTAAAAAGGCGCAGTTCTGGCGATATTAGCGCGCCTATCGGAATTGCAATGGTGGTAAGCAAGTTAATGCTTCCAGCACCTAAGCCTCAGATTTATAGTTAGACACGCACTAGCATATTGTCTAATCTCTTGACAAATGCTACAATTTCTGTCTATGGGTATCTTTTCGCGTAAGCCTCAAATCTTGGAAGCGCAGAACGCTCCACAAATTATGTCCGAGTCTTACTTGACTTATGGCAATTACTTCCCAGTCATGGTTACTCGTGCGCAAGCTCTTTCCGTACCCAGCATTAAAAGATGCAGAGACTTGATCTGTGGAACGATCGCCAGCATCCCTTTAGAGTATTACAAAAAATCTACAGGTGAAATGATTTCTCCACCAAGATGGATTGAGCAACCATCTAAAGCTCAGCCACGATTTGAGACATTATATTTCACTTTAGATAGCCTTCTCATGTATGGAGTCAGTTACTGGCAAATTACTGAGACTTATCTTGAAGATAACAGAATGGCTAACGCAAATTGGGTTGCTAACAATCGCGTTACATTTAATACAGATTCAGTCAATAATTTTGTGACACAGTATTATCTAGATGGCGTACCACTTCCAATGTCAGGTCTTGGTTCTTTAATTACATTTCAAAAAGATGAAGGCATCCTTGCTGTTGGTGGTTCTACTATTAAAGCTGCACTCGATGCACAGAGAGCAGCAAGCGTAGCTCTGGAAACGCCATCTGCGACTGGGTTTCTGAAAAACTCAGGGGCTGACCTTCCACCAAATGAAGTTACTGGCCTTCTAGCTGCATGGAAGCGCGCCCGCCAAAATAATGGCACTGCCTACTTAACTGCAACTCTTGATTATCAAACAACAGGCTTTAGTCCTAAAGACATGGCTTATCAAGATGCAATTCAAGGATTAGCGACTGAATGCGCCAGACTCTGTTCTGTTGATCCATATTATGTGTCTGCTTCAATGAACACAACTATGACCTATGCCAATGTCCAAGACGAGAGAAAACAGATGGTGGCTTTCACTTTGCAGCCTTATGTTTCTGCCATTGAGTCTAGGCTCAGTATGGATGATGTCAGCACTGCTGGACATTATGTCAAGTTTAGTTTAGACGACTCATTTTTGCGTACAGAGCCAATGGAAAGATTGCTAGTGCTAGAAAAGATGTTAGCACTTGGTTTAATTACAACAGAACAAGCAATGCAAATGGAAGACCTATCACCTAACGGGAATGGCAGCTAATGGAAACTCTATACATCGAAGCATCATCAATTGAATGCTCAGAAGAACGCAGAGAAATCTCTGGAAAGATTGTGCCACTTGGTACTGGTGAAATCGGCCATACTAATCTGGGTGCATATACCTTTGCAGCTAATTCAATCGAGATTGCAGACCCATCTAAAATTAAGTTGCTATCACAGCACGATCTAAAGAAGCCAATTGGTCGCATGACTGCTTCAGAGACTCGCGCAGATGGTATCTATGCAACCTTCAAATTAAGTCGCTCCTCAGGCGGTAATGACGCACTTATCATGGCGCAAGAAGGTCTAGTTACAGGCTTGAGTATCGGAGCAGAAATCCTTGCATCAAAGCCATCTAAAGATGGATACACAGTCGTCTCATCGGCTAAATTAAAAGAAGTTTCTCTAGTAACTGTTCCCGCATTTGCGTCTTCAGAAATACTAGAGATCGCAGCAGAGGAAGTAATCCCTGTTGAAGAAAACCCACAAACAGAAAGCGAGACAGCTGTGGAGAATACTCCAGAGACAGTTGCAGCACCAGTAGAGGCAGCAGCAGTTGAAGCTGCTCGTCCTACAGTTACAGCAATGTATTACACAAACCCACGCCTTAACCTAAATGTTACAGCAGGCGAATATGCTAAGGCTCAACTAAACGCATCACGCGGTGACGCAGATGCTCGCGAATTAATGGCAGCTCTACAGGTTGCAACAGTCGCAGAGAACACAGGTATGGTTCCACCAACATACCTAAAGGATGTAATTGGTATCATCGATTCATCTCGTCCATTCATCGATTCAATCGAGCGCGCAGCACTTCCTGCTGCTGGAATGAAGATTTTTACTCCTAAGTTAGGAACACAGGCAACTGTTGCATTGACAGCAGAAGCTGCTGAGTTCTCATCAACAGACACAACAGTTACCTTCCAAGAAGATACTGTGGTCAAGTTTGCTGGAGCTGGGAAACTGGATGTTGAATTGGTTGATCGCTCAGACCCATCATTCCTAGATTTGTATCTTCGTGAATTAGCTGCATCATACGCACAGAAGACAGATGCTTATGCTGCAAACATCGCTGCACAAAACTCAGCAGGCTCAACAGGCTCAACAGTCTATAAGTCAATTGCAGATGGTATTGCTGATTCATTTGGCGTAATGCGCCAAACACCAAACCGCTTGCTAGTTGCAACAAGTGGTGGAGTTAATGATATTGACTTCGCTGGACTACTTGGTGCAGTGGATTCAACTGGTCGCCCAATTTTTGCGGCGGCAGTTCCTCAGAATGCTAACGGCCTTATTTCTCAAGGTTCGACTGCTGGTACAGTTGCTGGACTTTCATTGGTAGTTGATCCAAACTACACAGGAAATGATGCAGGCTCTAAGTATGCACTCGTTTATCCTTCAATGGCAATGCGATTCCATGAATCTGGCACACTCCAGATTCGTGCAAATGTAGTTGCAAATGGCCAGCTAGAAATCGGTATCTACGGATATTGCGCAGTTGTAAATCGTTATCCAACTGCATTCCGTTTCCTAGCAGTAGCGTAATCTAGCAACACTCTAAGTCGCTCTGGGGAGTAGTAGCCCTCTACTCCCCAGAGTCTTAAGAAAGGAATCAGGATGGCATTAACTTCAGTAAGTGAGTTACGCACCACGCTGGGCGTGGGCACCCTGTATCCTGACGCGACCCTTCAAGAAGTATGTGACGCATCAGATGCAATCCTACTTCCAATGCTTTGGCAGAACGAGATTTACAATACTTATCAAAGCATTGCAGGCAATGTAGGTACATTGTATTTTGAACAAAACATTTTAGACTATTTTTATGTGGGTCAGAGCGTGACTGTCAGTCGCAATGGCAGTCCATATAACGGGGCTAAGACTATTACTGCTATTAGCTCTAACTCTATTTCTTTTGCTGCTGTAGGTGCAGATCAGAACACACACGCAGTTCAACCTATTGGTATTGTTGCAGGAACAGCAACGGATTATGCAACTGACACAGCAATACAGAATGCAGCTTTGATGATATCTGTTGAAATATGGCAAGCGCGTACTGCGACCCTTTCAGGCAGTAACCTTGTTGATTTCCAGCCAAGCCCTTACCGAATGAGCGCACAGCTTCTCGCTAAGGTGCGAGGATTGATAGTGCATGCAATAAGTCCTAATTCGATGGTGGGATAATGCCAGTTGCTATTACGACACTTAGAACGACACTTGCTACAGCCCTAGTCGATAACTCAAAATGGCAGACCTTTGCATTCCCGCCTGCCACAGTATTGGCTAACTCAGTCATTGTTAGCCCAGATTCTGAATACATCGTTCCAAGCAATAACCAGCACATCACCATTAGTCCAATGGCTAACTTCAAGATTATTATTACTACGCCTTTATTTGATAATGAAGGCAACCTCAATGGCATAGAAGATTTTGTGGTTCGAGTGTTCAACCTACTTGCTGCATCTTCTCTGGTCTATAATGTAAGCGCAATCAGTGCGCCTAGTGTTCTCAATGCTGCTTCGGGAGACCTTCTCAGCTGCGAGATGTCCGTATCAATCCTTACGAGTTGGAGTTAATATGTCCGAGTGGGAACAAGAGAACGAAGCCTTCCTGAAAAAAATCGGGCAGGTTAGCACACCAACACCAAAGCCAGCATCTACTAAGAAAGACGAGGAATAATCCTAATGGCTGTATTTCTGAATAACAATGTAGGCGTTAAGATTAACACTGTTGATCTTAGCGACCATGTCACAGCAGTAACAATCAACCGTTCATTCGATGAGCTTGAAATAAGTGCCATGGGCGATTCTTCTAGAAAATTTGTAAAAGGTTTGGAAGCATCAACTGTAACCATCGACTTCCTTAATGACACAGCTTCAGCAAATGTTCTCGCAACACTTCAAGCTGCATGGGGAACAACAGTCACAGCTGTATTCCTACAGACAAAGGGAACAGCAGTTTCTGCTACTAACCCTCTTTACACTGTTTCAATTCTTGTCAATAACACTACAGACATCAATGGTGCTGTATCAGACATTGGCACACAGTCAATTACATTTACATGTAATTCAACGATTGCGGTAGCAACTACAGGCACATTCTAAACAACTAAAAAAAGGGGCAGCTCATGGCAAGACTAAAGATCGTTCGTATAGATGGAAGCGTTATCGAGGGTGAGATTACTCCAGCAGTGGAGTACTCATTTGAGCTATACGCTAAAAAGGGCTTCCACCGCGCTTTTCGTGAAGACGAGATGCAGACTTCGGTATATTGGTTGGCATGGGAAGTCACACGCAGATCAGGTGAAACTGTTAAGCCTTTCGGGATTGAGTTTATCGAGGGATTAAAATCCGTTGAGGTGTTGGACTCAGACCCTTTAGCTTAAAGCGCGATTATCCATTCACCTATCTAATAGCTCGCTTGAGCATTAGATTGGGAATCGCGCCACAGCAGTTATTAGATTTAGACCCAATAATGCTTCAAGCCTTGTTGTACGGTCTTAAAGATGAAGCAAAGGAGATAAGCGATGCCAACAGAAGTAAAGGGCGCAATCGCACTTCGTAAGGCTCTAAAAAACTTTGCTCCAGACTTAGCTAAAGAAACTCAAAAAGAATTAGGCAATCTCCTTAAGCCGATTACTAATAAAGCTAGAGGATTTATCCCTTCACAAGCTCCTCTGAGTGGATGGGCTAGAAGTAGTTCAACAGCTTGGGGCAGTGATCGTATTTGGAATACAGGAAAAGCCAAGCGCGGTATTGGATATAAGACCACACCATCTAGACCTAATAAGCAAGGCTTCAGAGCACTAGCTCGCATTGTTAATGCTTCTGCTG